GTGGGGCGGAGGTTCCGTTGGGCTAAACAGAAGGCGTAAGTTAGCAAAGTATTTTGAAAAAACCCCCGGAGCCAAAGAGTGGTGGCAAAGCAACTTTGGTGAAAAGGCTCCGCCCGAAGGGTGGGGAGGTCCAGATCAAGGTTTGTATCAGGGCGGTTTGGGTGAAATGCTTACCCAAGAACTTGATACTTCAACAGCTCCTACCCCGATAGAACCAGCACTAGTAACTCCAACAGTAGCCGCTCCAGTTCCTCCGCCCCCAATAGCCGATCCAGTTTCCCCGCCACCGTTAGACGTTGAAGAAGAAATTGATATACCGGACTTATCCGGTATATCCACAACTCAACCCGAACAGCCCGAGCCGTTTTCTAATCCATCACAAAAATCGCCTGTTTTTGGCGGTGGAATGGGAGGAGGCATAGGTGGGCTGCAACAGTTTATGCAGATAATGCAGATGATAATGCAGATGGTTCAGCAATCCCAAGGCAGAGGTATGGGGGGTATGGACATGGGAGGCATGAGGAGAAATAATTTTTCACAGCCTCAAGGATTTGGTGGTTTTAATCAGTACCAATCACGGCAACAATACAACCCTCAATTCCAACAAAACTTTGGTAGCCCTTATGGACCTTATTAGCAATGAACAAAGGTAGGTTTTAAATGAACGGAAGCATGGGAAGATTTCGCGTACCTGGGATGATGGGAGATATTAATATCGAAGAATTAATGTCTCGCGCTCCTGCGGCTAAAAAGAAAGCTAAACTAAAAGAGCTGACTGGTCGTATGAGGGGATGGAAAGAAAAAAGGGCTAAAACTAAAGCTAAATCTAGGACTAAGGCCAAGCCGGTAGTTAAAGCAAAAGCCAAGCCAAAAAAGCCTACTGCCCCAGCTCTTGATACCTCGAAAGCGTGGAAAACTCCCAAACAAGCTGTTAGTAAAAAAATTAAAAAACCTCCGCTTACAAAGTACCAAAAAGAAAAACTTAAAAAGTTTGATGAAAAATTTAAAGGTAAAAAAATAAATCCACGACCCAAGCCTAAAATACCAACAAGACCAAACATGATGGGTGGTCGTTTCGGGTTAATGGAGGACATTGGACTTCCTCCAATTGCAAAATCAAGGCCAAAAACAAAACCTAAGCCCAAGCCAAAATTTGAAACAATTGCTGGTTTTGGCTTGCCACACAACCCAGCAATTGTTTCAAAACCTAAAGTCAGGCCACGCCCTTCTCCGGTAAAGATCCCTACTCGTCCAAAGATAAGTAGCGAAGATTTAATGAAAGTTGGTTCTGAAACAAAAGGAAGACCTAACATTCCTAATTTTGGAATGTCTGGCGTGATACCTGGAGCGAATATAAATATTGAGGAAATAATTAAACAAGCTGCTCAGGCTCCAGTTGTTAAACCTCCAGTTGTTAAACCTCCAGAAGAAACTGCTCAACAAAAAGAAAATATATTTAGCAAAATCGCTGCTGAAGCAAATCCTGAAAACAAATCTTTTTTAGAATCAGCTATAGATGAAACAAAGAAGAAAAGCGAATCTATGTCTAAAGAAGAGCTTTTTGCGATATTTGAAAAAATGTTTGGAGGTCAACAATCCCAAGAGCCTATGGTTTTGGAGAAGCCTCAACTGCCTCAAGTTCAGCAGTGGAATATGATGGGACCACAACAGCCAACTGGTCCTGTTGTTGCGGCTGGTCCTCAACAACCATCTCAGTTTATGCCTCGCCCACAAATACCATCTGAAATGTTTGGCGGTTATGGGGGAACGGCTCCGATTGTCCCATCAATGGCTTATGCGGGAATGGGTAATTTTCCTCAACAGCCTAGAATGCCTAGGCCAAGACCAGAGTATGATCCTGATGCACAGCCTGGTGGGCCACCCCCTCCTAGTTTAGCTGAAATAATGGGGTCTATGGGGTCTATATTTAATTAAATGGATTCACTCGCATTAGCAGATTATATTTTAAAGAAGTTCAATGATTATGAAGAACGCTCTAAAGACTATTTGTCTGGCGGCGCAATTAAAGACATGGAGGACTACAAATTCGTGATGGGTGAGTTATCAATGCTTCGCACCCTTCGTGAAGATTTAAGAGAAGCGTTGCACATAGAAGGAGATATCGATGAGTGAGCCACAACTGGACACTGTCGCAAAAACGTCTATTACAGACGCATACGTTGAACCAGAAAAAAGGGTGTTAAATCCTGAATTGCTAGACAAATCGCTCTTAGAGCGCATGCCCAACCCGGCAGGGTATCGATTATTAGTTATGCCTTACAAAGGTAAGGGAGTAACTGATGGTGGTATTTTGCTAACTCAAACAACGGTAGAACGAGAAAGTCTTTCAACCATTGTTGCTTATGTATTAAAGGCTGGACCCTCTGCTTACCAGGATGAAGGTAAGTTTGGTGACACACCTTGGTGTAAAGAAGGTGATTGGGTGCTTATTGGTCGTTATGCGGGTGCTCGTTTTGCATTTGAAGATGGCGAAGAAGTAAAAATCATTAACGATGATGAAGTAATTGGGACTATTGCAGATCCTGATGACATCAAATCACTATAGGAGTGCCCCATGTCTGAAGAAACCTTAACGGAAGCCCTTTCCAACTTAAACGATGACACAATCAATAGCGCAAAACTTCCAGAAGAAAGGCGTGTAGAAGAAGATACTTCTGAAGAATCTACATTCATTGAATTAAGTGATGATGATATTAACAGCATTGATCCAATTACGGATGATGTGGTTAAAGAGGAGTTTGCATACAAGCCAGCTCCTGAAGATGAAGACTTGAATGAAGCAGAGCGAAGAACTACGTCTGCTAAACAACGAATCAGTAAATCAGTTGGGCAAGCAAAAGAATATCAACGGCGTGAATTGCAAGCATTACAGTATGCAAAGCAATTGCTTGAAAAAAACCAAGAGCTTGAAAATAAATTAACTCATAGCCAGAGCACGGCGGCTGAAGAGAACTTAAAGGTTCAAAAAAGTTATGGAACTGAGTTTGAAAATCGAGTTGATGCTCAAGCAGAAGGCGCTAAAACTGCACTAAAGCAAGCAATGGAGTCTGGCGACCAAGATGGAATGGTCGAAGCTCAACAGTTGTTAGCTAGGGCTGAAGCTGATCGAACTTCTTTAAATAAATACAATCAGGATCTTGAGGAATACGAGCAAAATCTTGAAGCGTACAATAATCAACAAGAGCAAGTTAAAGCAGAAAGCCCTGCTCAGTTACAACAAGTTCCGCAAGAACCTCAATACCAAGAGCCTTCTAATAAAGCAAAACAATGGGCTTCTGATAATGAATGGTTTGGCTCGGATAGAATAATGACTAATGTAGCGATGGCTTTGCATGAAGACATAGCTAATACTGGGATTGACTTAGAATCTGACGAGTATTATTCTGAATTAAACAATCGTATGCGGCAAGAATTGCCTCATAAGTTTGCCAACGCTGGAAACGATAGAAAAAACGTCCAAACAGTCGTTTCAACTACGCGCACAACAGGAACCGGACGCAATCAAAATGATCGTAGGGTTGAGCTAAGTCCAAGTGAACAGCAATTAGCTAAGAAACTTGGAGTTCCGTTCAAGGAATACGCAAAACAAAAGATGAGGTTACAAAGGTCATGAGTGAAGGAACAAATAAATCGACCGCAGGTTCTAATAGAACCTCGCGCAATCAAAATGAGCGATCTAATGTTTCAGCGCGTAAGCCTTGGCAACCGCCTCAAGTGTTAGAAACCCCTCCTCCTCCTCCAGGTATGCATTATAGATGGATACGCACCCATATTCGGGGAGAAGCAGACAAAACTAACGTACACATGCGCTTTCGTGAAGGCTATGAGCCTGTTATGCCATCTGAGGTTGTTGGGTATGATTTACCAACAATTGAAGAGGGGAATCACGCGGGTACTGTAGGCGTTGGTGGGTTGATTCTGTGTAAAATACCAGAAGAAACCGCAGGGGAACGGAATGAATACTTTCAAAAACAGACAGCCCACCAAATGCAAGCGGTGGATAACGATCTGATGAAAGATGAAAATCCCGCTATGCCTATTTCGAGAGAAAGAAAGTCGCGGGTAACTTTTGGGAGTCCTAGACAATAGTTAGGACTATCATTTTGATTAATCTGGAGATTACAAATGGCGAATAATGACGCTGCTTTTGGCATGCGTCCAACGCGGATGATAGGGGGTTCCCCTTACTCCGGTGGGCAAAGCCGATATCGTATTGCTAGCGCATACGACACGAACATATTTCAAGGAGATATGGTCGCTCAGGTAACTGGTGGTGGTATAGCAGTACATGCTGACGCTGGAACCGTCCCAATAGTGGGCGTTTTCAATGGGTGTCAGTACACTGATCCAACTACTAGCAAGCAGGTTTACAGCAACTATTTCCCCGCAGATACTGCGGCATCTGACATCATAGCTTTTGTTATTGATGATCCGATGGTTGTGTTTGAAATACAGGCTAATGCTGCTTTCCCAGTAGCTGACTTGTTTGGAAACTTCGATGTTGTATACACATCATCTGGAAGTACGACAACAGGAATTTCAGGCGCTGAACTGCAAGTAACCGATGGTGGCACGGGCACCACGCTTTCAGTTAAAGCAATAGATATTTCAACTGATCCTGAAAATTCAGACGTAGCGACAGCAAACACTAACGTGCTTGTTGTTATCCAAAACCACATATTCGGCGTGAAAGGCGCTGGTCTAGCATAGGAGGCTAACTAATGGCTATTTCAAGAGCCCAATTATCCAAAGAGCTAGAGCCTGGACTCAATGCTTTATTTGGTATGGAATATTCTCGTTATGAAAACGAGCATGCTGAGATCTTTGAAACTGAATCTTCAGACCGAGCATTTGAAGAAGAAGTTCTGATCGTAGGATTTGGTAATGCGGATGTTAAGACCGAAGGTCAAGGTGTTGATTACGATCAAGCCTCTGAAGGTTTTACTGCCCGATACACCCATGAAACTGTCGCATTGGCATTTGCGCTTACGGAAGAGGCTGTCGAAGACAACCTTTATGACCGTCTTGGCGCACGTTATACAAAGGCTTTGGCCCGAAGTATGGCGCACACTAAGCAAGTTAAGGCTGCTAACGTATTGAATAATGCGTTCAGTTCTAGCTTCACTGGTGGTGATGGTGTTGCTCTAGTTTCTACAGCACACCCTCTAGCAGGTGGTGGTACTCTATCAAATCGACCTTCAACATATGTTGATTTGAACGAGACTTCCTTAGAGCAATCATTGATAAGCATCTCAACTTATGTTGATGACCGTAACATGACGCTTGCCCTTCAAGGCACTAAGCTTATTGTTCCGCCTCAACTTCAGTTTGTTGCTGATCGATTACTCGAAACACCTGGACGAGTTGCTACGGCAGACAACGACATCAATGCTGTTAAGAATATGGGACTGTTGCCTCAAGGGTATGCGGTAAACCATTTCTTGACTGACACCGATGCGTGGTATGTCTTGACTGATTGTCCTGATGGCTTTAAGCACTTCGAGCGTTCTGCAATATCTACTTCAATGGAAGGAGATTTTGATACTGGAAATGTTCGTTATAAAGCTAGAGAGCGGTATAGCTTCGGGTGGTCTAATCCACGCGCTGTGTACGCTTCTCAAGGAGCCTAATTGTTCCGCATGGAACAATGAAGAAGGGGGCCAATCGGCCCCTTTTTTTATGCTTTGCTTTTTTTTACAATTACTTTAAACTCAGAATACCGTGAAAATTTTATTTCACACCGACAGGCACGGCTGACGCTTACGAAGACGGTGTGAATACAACCTCTCGTAAGGAGAAATAAGATGGCTAATACTACTTTTAACGGCCCAGTCCGTTCAGAAGGTGGATTTGAGCAGATCTCAAAAAATAGTACTACCGGCGTTATTACCACAAACTTAGATGTAGATAGTAGCGGTAACATTACCACCACTGGATATGTTTCTGCTTATTCTAATGTCAGCAGTATTACAGACGCCACGAAATCAGTAGAATCTACTGACTCGGGTACTGTCTATACGCTAAATCGAGCAGCAGGTATTGTAGTAACACTACCTACAGCAGCAGCAGGACTTAACTATACCTTCATAGTTGGTACAACATTTTCAGGTGCAGGTCAGATCAATACAGATAATAGTAGTGATTTATTTTCTGGTTTTGCCACGATCTTTGATCCAGCAACAGCTACCGATAATAATACCTTTATACCCGATGCCAGTGATGATGACACAATTGACTTAGGCTCCGCTGGGCAAGGGTGGCTAGTTGGCGGTATTATTCGATTAGTTGCAACATCAGCGGCTGTTTGGCATTGTGAAGCATTCCTACACGGGGATGGTACATTAGCAACTCCATTCGAGTAAGGGAGTAATTTATGTCAGGAATATCGGATGTAAAAGCGGTCACCATAACCGCAGACACAGTAGCCTTGGATGCCGATGGAATATCCGTAGCAGCGGCAGTTGGTAATAACGCAGCACTTGTAATAGGTGGTGCGTTAGCTTCTGGCGGTTCTGTCACACTTAGTCACGGGAGGATAGTTACTATCCTCTCTGCTGGGGATGATTCCGCTAAATCTTTTACGGTTACTGGTACTGATGTAAACAGTGATGCTCAAACGGAATCAATTACAGGTGCAAATGCTGGCACAGCTACTGGGTCCAAATATTTTCTAACAATATCTGGTATTTCAGCGGTTGGTAATCCAGCAGGTAATGTCTCAGCGGGAGTTAATGCTTCTGCTTCTGATGTTGTTTTTTCAGAAAGATCAAGGATGAAGGGTGCTTTTCTCACTAGTACAGCTACCGCTGGGAGTGTAGATTTTTTAAATAGCTCACCAACAGGAACCAGCCTTATGAAGATCAGTTCTGTTGCTTCTGCTACCGCTACCAGGGATGTTGTTATTCCTGAGAACGGTGTTTTGTTTGATAGCGGAATCTACATTCAGTACACGGTCTCTACTTTTCTAACTCTAACTATTTTCCATGCGTAATGGCTACATCAGGAAGTAGAGACTTTGAGCCAGACGTTGCGGAATATATTGAAGAAGCATTTGAACGATGTGGACTTGAGTACCGTACTGGTTATGATGGCGTAACCGCAAGAAGGTCTCTTAATCTTTTATTTGCTGATTGGGCAAACAGAGGATTAAACCAATGGACTGTATCTAATACCGCAACAACTCTTTCGGTCGCAGATGAGTACATTGATCTATCGACATCTACCATTGATGTTCTTGACGTTGTCATAAGAAGAACTGAAAACGGCCAAACAACTGATATACAAATGAATCAGGTTGGGCGTTCTGAATACTGGAATATACCCAGCAAGGATACTCAGGCAAGACCAACTCAATGGTTTTTAGATAAACAAATAACGCCTAGGCTTTATATATGGCCAGCTTCTGAAAACGCGACAGATCAATTAATGATTAATCGTCTTGTTCGTATAGAAGATGCAGACGCTGGAGTTAATACTTTAGACATGCCATTTAGGTTTTATCCCTGCTTGGCTGCTGGTCTTTCTTATTACATTGCATTAAAGAAAGCTCCAGATCGAGTAACAATGCTTAAAGGATTTTATGAAGAGGAATTTGCTAGGGCTGCTGATCAAGATGAAAGTAGAGCATCTTTATTTATTGCGCCTAGCATGAGATCGAAGAGGGCGTAATGGCTTACGCTTCAGGCAAATTTGCCATAGCCATATGCGACCGATGTGGTTTTAGATACTCTTATAAAAAGTTAAAGAAAGAGTGGACTGGATTTAGAGTTTGTAGTGAATGTTATGAACCAAAAGAACCTCAACTAGAGCCATTGCCTCACACTTCTGATCCTGAAGCACTGAAGAATCCAAGGCCGCAGGTCAGTATAACGGCTGGGACTGGTGTTGTAAGAACAATAGACCCTAATAGAATGACTACAGTTACGGGAGATTCTATAGGTTCAAAGTTTTCTGGTATAAAAGGTACTGGTGAAATTGGCACAGTAACGGTGGTAACTACATGAGTTTTACTTACGCAACATTAAAAACCGCAATACAAGATTATTGCGATACAAGCGAAACCACATTTGATAATAATTTATCTTTATTTATTAAAGAATCAGAAGAGCGAATTTTAAAAAATGTAGACATGCCTGTATTTAGAAAGAATGTGACGGGCACTGCAACAACAGGAGTTACTTATCTTGAAAGTCCTACTGACTTTTTAGCTCCTTATAGCTTGGCTGTTATTTCTAGTAGTGTTTATAGTTATCTTTTGTTAAAGCACGTTTCCTTCATTAGAGACTACACGCCTAACGCATCAACAACTGGCTTGCCAAAGTATTACGCTTTGTTTGATGACACCACCTTTTTGCTTGGACCAACTCCAGATGAAGACTATTCATTTGAACTTCATTACAAATTCAGGCCAGCTTCCTTAACTGCTGGTGCAGAAAGTGCTACAACGTGGTTGTCCGAAAACGCTCCAGATGCTTTGCTTTATGGATCTCTAGTAGAGGCTGTAAGTTTCTTAAAAGCACCAGAAGAACTTCCTCAATACGAACAAAGATTTAAAGATGCTGTTGGTGCATTAGCCAGGATTGGTGAAGGTTATGGCGTAAGAGATGAGTACAGAGATGATATTAGAGGTGCTGTTCAATAATGCTTAATGCAGCCGTTGAATCAAGCATAGGTAATGTTTTTGTAAAAACAACAGATCATAGAGGGTTGTCTCCAGAAGAATTAGCGCAACGAGCTACTGATCAGATCGTTACGGTGTCTTCTGAAGCGGAACCTATAGTTCGACAACAAGCTGAAGCATTTAAAAGTCGCATTTATCATGTGGTTTTAGGTACTATTAACCAAGCAATTAAAAGCGACAGAACTACACTCTGTGGCGAATTTGTGAGGCAAGGACATACAGACATTGCTAATATTTTAAGGAGGCTATAATGGCTATTACGAGCGCACTATGCACTAGTTTTAAGGTAGAGATTTTAAAAGGAGTTCATAATTTTACTGCTGATGATGATCAATTTAAGCTTGCGCTATATACAAGCTCTGCTAGTTTGGGAGCTGCTACCACGGCTTATACGTCATCTAACGAGGCAAGCGGTACGAATTATACTGCGAAAGGTGCGTTTTTAACTTCGGTAACTCCTGTTGCTTCGGGAACTACCGCACTCGTAGATTTTAGCGATCTGACATTTTCAAATGCCACAGTTACCGCAAGAGGGGCGTTAATATTTAATGAGGTTGCCAGCGGCGACCCTTCAGTTTGCGCGTTAGATTTTGGTGAAGACAAGACCAGTACTGCTGGTGACTTTACGGTTCAGTTCCCTGCGGCAGATGCGTCTAATGCAATCATACGAATCGCGTAGGCATAACGTGTGGCAATCATTAATGGGTGGGGTAGAGGCACTTGGGGCCAACTTGAATGGGGTGAGGGTGACCTTCCTGTCACAGTTACCGGCGTTGCAGGAACTGCGGCGGTTGGTTCCGTTACGGTTGCGGCGGCAGCAGATGTCGATGTCACAGGCGTGGCAGGAACATCAGCAGTCGGGTCAGTTACCGTTGTCGCAGAAGCTAATGTCACGCTCACAGGAGTGGTTGGAACAAGTGCGCTTGGTAGTATCTCGCTGGTCACAAACAACAATATCGATGTCACAGGCGTGTCAGGAACCTCCTCGATTGGTACGGTTTCCACTACCGCCGATGCAAACGTTTATGTTACTGGTGTTGTTGGTACTGGACAGACTGGCGAAGAAAACGTTTGGGGTCTTGTGGACACAGATCAAACGGCAAACTGGGCATCTATCGACGATAGTCAAACAGAAAATTGGGCGGCTGTTAGTAGCAGCCAAACACCGAATTGGAAAGAGGTAGCATAAAATGGCTAGTACATATGTAAACGATCTTCGCCTAAACGAGATGGCGACAGGAGATGGTTCTGGAACTTGGGGAGCTACCACAAACACCAACCT